ATGTGGCAGATGTTTCGGCAATATCACTATCTAAACGGCAAACTGGGCGCAGGAGTCAGATGCTACGTAGCACTGTATAACGAAAAGCCCATTGCCTTTATCGCGGTAGCACATGTTCGCATGAAGGCAAATTACTATCGGGTTAGCCGTCTTGTGGTTCTACCTGACTATCAAGGGATAGGTGTTGGGAAACGTCTGCTGAACTTTATCGCAGAGCTCTACACATCCCAAACCAGGTTGCCGTTCTACCTGATTACAAGCAACCCGCAGCTAGTTCGTGGAGACCTTGGTAACTGGATCATTAAACGTGTCGGTCATGGCAGCCATGGAAGAGGCGACACAAGAATAAACCGAGAACTCGTCAGGTCAAACAGCCGCGGTCGCTTAACGGTATCATTAAAGTATGTGCCTAAAATTCGCAAAATCTGCAGTTAAAGTGATTTTATTGGATAAAGATCTGCTTGAAAGACGCCTCTTTGAGCTAAAGCTCGAAGGAGACGGCTTAACTCTTAAGGAAATTGTTGCAGAAACATCAATCAAATTCTCTTGTCACACCGCGACGGTGTATCGAGAGATGGCTCACAGAGCGTTATGGCAGCCTCTTCTGCAGGAATTCTCCGAGGCTCTGTTGAAGGCTAAAAACTGTCACGTGCAGTTGTACCGTAAAGCCAGCTTCATGTATAGCCAAGCTAAAAGCGACAGGGCACGCATCGCAGCTTTGAATCTTATGCGCCAAATCAACATAGATCTCGCAGAGCTTAGCGGCGCCAAACCAACCGTGCAATCGCAGTCTGAAGAAATCAACATCCGATGGGAAGACCCTGAAGTATGCAAAAAACAATACGCATCCGATACAAACCCCACCCAGGACAATGCCAATTCCACTATAGCAACGCCCGTTTCCGAGTGCTCAACTGCGGACGGCGCTGGGGCAAAACCGTCGCGGGCGCCAACGAATTCATAAGGCAAATGTGGCAACAAGGCGAAGGAAAAGAAAAATATGGAATCGTCGGCTTCGCAGTCGCACCCACCTATTGGCATACCCAGCGGCAATGGAGCGAATTCTTCAACTATTGCCCAGCTGAACTAATCGAGGAAATTCACCGAGCCGACCGCCACGTGCTCTTGCTGGGAAATAGGCATGTTTGGTTTAAGAGCGCAGACAACCCCGACTCACTTCGCAGCCAAGGCGTAAAAGTTCTTTGGGTTGACGAAGGCGCACAAATTGCCGAGGAAGCCTGGACACTTGCTCTTAGGCCTGCATTGATGGATGAAAAAGGCATCGCCTTCTTCACCGGCACACCAAGAGGACACAACTGGTATTTCCAGCTTTGGACAAGAGGGCAAGATTCAAAACAGCCAGATTACAAGAGCTGGAGCTTTCCAAGTGCAAGCAACCCGTATTTGGATCCAGCCGAAATCGCCTCGTTTGCTCGGGATATGCCTGAGTTGGCTTATCGTCAAGAGGTCCTGGCACAGTTCTTAGAAGACGTCGGCAGTGTCTTCCGGGGCGTCGATCGGATTGTTGAAGGCGGCTTCGAACTTCCTCAACCAAAAAAGAAGTACGTCATGGGCGGCGACCTTGCAAAGCTGGAAGATTTCACGGTTCTAGTTGTCTTAGATATTGATGGTCACTTGGTTGCCTTTGACCGATTCAACGAGTTGGATTGGGTGTTTCAAAGAAAACGGATCGTTCAACTGGCCCAGAATTATGATGCCCGTTTGCTAATCGACAGCACCGGAGTTGGCGACCCAATTGAAGATGAACTTTGCAGAGAAAAAGTGCATGTGGACGGCTACAAATTCACAAATTCCACAAAAAAAGACCTCATTGAAAACCTGAGCATAATGATTGAGAACCATCAGCTCACAATCCCAGCAATTCCTGTTTTGATTAACGAGCTTAAGCTGTATGGGTACAAGACTACTCGAAGCGGCAACGTGCAGTATGGAGCACCCGAAGGCTATCATGACGATGCAGTTATTGCTCTCGCATTAGCCGCTTGGCAACTAAAACGCTCACCCTCACCCTCTTCAGGCGTTGGAATTGCGTTTCCCAATCGACATTAATGGATGTACTCAGTAAATGGTAAACTTTAGGTCCGCTTTTGGACAGGTTGCAAGCAAAATCCTCCCTGCCCCACGAAATGACTCGTTGCCAAATCCCATGCGAAATGTGGCTGAGGATACGGCTAAGCAGCAAATTGAGCAGGAGATCCCGTTCAGGTCCACAAGGGATTCGGTACTGCAAGAATATCTCAGTAGGTACACTCTCAAAAGTGCAGGAATAGGCTTTGTCACTCCGCCTTACAGCAGCCTGTATGATAGAATTTGGGGAATCACGCCCGTCGACGATCTGCCGAAACTGCAAGCCCTTTACGAGTACAACCCATACATTGCTGCAGCAGTGGACGTCCGCGTTAACTTGACGGTTAGCAATTGGCTTGAGCTGGAAGGCGGCAACTCTACATTCAACGATTATTTGAGCGAGTGGCTGGATTCCCATAACGTTCCCTCTGTCGCTCGCATCCAGGAAAACAATGCTTTGGTCAACGGCTTTAGCGTTACTGAGCTTTGTCGAGATGAAGATAATCAGCGGGTCGAGTGGCTTAAGCCTCTGGATCCTCTTTATGTCCGGATTCGTCGCGACGCTTACATGAACGTTTTCGGCTACATTCAGTTGCTTTCTGTGCCTCCTGCAATTTTTGAGCCCCAAGACATCTTGCGTACTTTGCACAATCAAGGTTCGGGCAGGTACAACAGCGCCTACGGAGTTAGCCTGCTAAGAAGCACCTTGCTGATTCAGGCGCTTACAGACGATTTCCAGCATGACATGGCAACCATAATGAAAATCTACACCAAACCCATCCTTGCCTATCAATGCGGTACAGAAAAAGCCGAATGGTCTGACACTAAACTGCAGGCATTTATCGATGGCATGGCAGAACGCCAGCAAGGAACTGACCTCGCATTCAAACACGACGTAACACCAATACCCATCGACAGCATGACTCGCGGCTTACGGGTTGAATGGTGGCTAAACTACCTGCTAACTCAACGTAACGCACAGTTAGGCGTTCCTAAATTATTTTTGGGAGAAATTGAAAACGCAAACAGATCAACCGCTGACATAGTTATGCAGGAATTTGTCACTCGCCTTCGCATGCGCCAAGAACACATAAAGTACACTTACGAAACCGAGTTGTTCCCAGCTATCCTGCAAGGCGACTTTCCAGGATCGCTCATTACTTCGGATAAGATTCCAAAGATAAAGTGGCGACCAATCTGGGAACCTTCAGCAGACGTTTTGGTTGACCAACAAATTGCACTCTTCCAAGCAGGCCTAACCGGAGATTTAGAAGCCCGCGCAAAACTTGGCTTGCCAGAAGAAGTCTGGGGCAATCTGGCAACGATGCGTCAAAGTTACAACCAAGCAATGCCTTCCGGCGCCATCAGCAAAAGTGGTGACGCGCAGCTTTCTCCTGAACTAAAGGCTTCTCAAAGAAAGCTAAGCATGAACGGGAAAAGCTATGTTATCTCAGAAATTCCAAGACAATGAAATGCAAGACGCCCTCAACGCTTTTCTTGCGTTCAAGGCTTTCAAGGCAGCCGTCGTTAACCCAGCAATCCGCTACACTGTTTGGCGTTATGTAACTGAAGGCCTAAAACCTAGTCCCAATTCCTGCCAAAACTGCCAAGACCACAACAATGACGTCTACGAACTGCAGGATCCGGACGAACTTGCGGATATGTTTCCTTATGGAGAATGGCTTGACGAGGACACTTTTGCCGTGAATCTGCATCCCAACTGTGTTTGCCTCGTAGTTCGTGACCATGACGTTTACTGGTAACTAAAGAGAGAGGACAATGAGCGTTTCTAAACCCAACATTCATCTAGACTACAATGTGCCCGTCACTTTCAAGCGAAGCCCTGACGGCAAAGTCCTGATCATTCAAGGTACGGCCATTGACGACACAGTTAACGCGAATAGTTGGCAAATCCCCGCTGAAGAACTACCTTATTTCGTCGCTGTTAGCCAAAATGCTCAGATTCGCGTTGACCATGGCGACCGAGTGGAAGACATCAAAGGCGTCATCAACATTTTGCATTCGCCCCAAGCATCAGTTGACGGCAGAGTTGTTGTTCCTTTTGAGGGTGAGGTTAGCGGCGATGCGGAACTGCTCGCAAAAATCGAGCGAGAATACGTCAACAGTGTTAGCCCACGTATTCTTGGGGAAGCTTACTGCAGCCTATGTGGTTCTCGTTCAAGAGACGACCAAATGAATTTGGTCCATATTTGCCGAGGAGCTTGGGAAATAATGCGTCGTCCACGCCTTGTCGAGTTAAGCATTGTCTCCATAGGCGCCTATGAGCATGCCAAGTTTAAGCCCGTTGGTTTTGCGGCTGCCATGAAAGCAGATCAACAGGAAGCCATTAGAAAAGCGCTTTCATCAAAAGAAAAAGTTCCATGTGGGCTATGTGCGAGCGCTTTGACCCTTAGTTGTTTAAGTTGTAATTCCCAGGCACACTCCCAAAAGGGAGCTAACCAAAAAAACGAAAACAAAAATTCGGAGGAGAGAAAATTGTCAACAAATCAACCCTTAGATGCAGAAGCCATAAAGGCAATGATGGAAAAGCACGCCAACAACTTGTCAGAAGCATGCAACAAAGCCTCAGCCGAAGCAGTAACAAAAGCAGTTGAAGCCGCAAGAGAAGCAGTCAAACTGGAAACCGCCGCAATAGCGGCTAAAGTCGACGAAACCATAAAACAAGCACTAAAGCAACGTACACCCGGAAAAGGAGTCGCAGGAGTCCTAAACGAACACTTGGAACCACAGAAGACTCAGCCGGGAATGGTGGCAGTCCCGCCCTACTTCAAAGAGCTTGCAGCAGCCGCACAAAAGAAACGAACCTTTGACGCCCAGGTAACGCAGGGAGGCATGCAGTAAAATGTCATTTGAAAATTCAGGTCCTCTCGTTCAACAGCCGTCGTCAACAGACCTCTCATTTATTGCAGGCGCGGGCGGCGTCACAGCAGGACAGTTTGTCTACATCAGCGGACCCGGCACGGTTTCCCCAACCACAGGAGCACAAGAATGGGTTGGCATCGTCAAAGTCGGCGCGGTGGCAGGCAAAATCTGCACAGTCATGACTGGCAAAGTAAAAGCCAGAATCACAGCTAGCGGCACAATCAACCCAGGCGACCTTGTAGTTTCAGCTGCAGGCGGAGTCGGAGTAACCAACAACACCCCAACAACCAAACACTGCCTATGCGATACCGGCGCATCTAACGGCGGTCAAGCAATAGTAATTCCCTAACTCCAATCTTTCAAGTTTGGACTCGTCAAGTCGAGAAATTCTAAATAAAAAATAAAGGAGAAAACGAAAAATGAGTTTTGCACCAGATCAAGTAACAATGGATGATAGCCCAGCCATTCAATACCCAGAGCTGCACCAAAAGATCCTTCAGATGGCTACCAACGCCATGATTTTCGCCAAGCTGTTTGTTCCAGACCCAATTATCAAAGGACGCACCCGAACATACGTAAAAGAAGCAGGCAACGTCGCAATCGGCATTCAACGAAAAGGCATCTCAGCACCCGCAGTACTAGACTTCACTCCATTAACGAGCGTCAGTATCACGCCTGATACTTACGGCGAAGAAGTCGAAATCCCCATAGAAATGATCACTGACTTTGAACTCGGCGTAGTTGATACTCAAATGATGCGTCTGGCGTTCCGCACGATGTACCAAATAGAGCTAGACAGCTGGACCGCAATAGATGGCGCAGGGGCAGCGAACGGCAACTCTTTTGCAGGCACGGGAAACACAATCAGCGTCACAGGCTCAACAATCACAGTTAGCGGCGGCGTAGGCCTCGAAGACCTAAACAAAATGAACCGACTCATAAAACAACACAATTTCATAATGAAATACATCGCAATCAACCCAATCCAAGAAGAATCTCTGCGCAACTTGCCTTACCCCAACTTATTCCGCGAAGTCACCAACCCACTCACCAACGAAGTTGAACAAAAACTCGGAATATGGACACTACTAGTCAGCAATCTTGTTCCCGCAGGCACAGTTTACGGCATCAGCGACGGCCAAAACCCAAACAACAACTACGCACCCATGGGTTTCATGGTAACCAAACAAGAAATCACAACCGACATCGATATCCAGAAAAGACTACGCAAAATTATCCCGTTCACAAGCTACCGCAAAACACCCTACGTTGCAAACGGCTTCTGCGTATGCAAATCCACGGGCTATTCAACCAGTTAAACGATTATTTGTTTGCTCCAGTCTTTTGAGTCTGGAACCGTAAAGCCGGCTTCAAATTAACCAATTCACGGAGACTTTTCATGTCAACTTATCCAGCTTTTACTTCGCTTGAGGAAGTTATTGGCTTTCTAAATGCGACGGGACCTGATGGCAACAGCAATTATCTTGTTTATGGGCTTTCTGTTTCAAGCAACAGCGTCCAAGCATACGTAGATCACGCGAACACTTACATCGGCAGCTTTGCTCCCAGTGTAACATCGACGGATCCGCGTTACCCGTTTGCGCAGTTAGCCGCACTTGACCTTGCATGCATGGCCGTTTTAGTTGCCGCGAGCGGCGGGATGCTGTTGGGCGCGGCAGATTACAAGCTCGGCGATTTATTTGTAACTAAAGGCACTGTAGGAAAATTCTCTTTTGAAAGCGCAGTGCAAAGCTTCCAAGACAGCTTTACTCGAAATATGGCGAATCTTTCAACTGGAGCAGTAAGCGCTCAAGCACGCCTGGGAAATGAAGTTCCCCAGTACAGGGGACGGTGGCGTTAGGAATGGCAAAGCGAAAACTGAGGCTTCTGCTTATCCCCGTTGCTATAGCGCTTTTCGTGGTAGGTTGGATTCTTTATTATTTCGGTCGAAGGCGGAGAAAAAATTAGATGTCAACTAATCAAGCCTTGGCAGTTTCAGAGTTGCTAAAGGCGAATTGGGGGCTATCAAATCCGGTGGCTACCGCGAATATTTTGTGGCCTACAACTCGGATGGATGCGATTGGGATTACTCAGGGAAAAGGATCCTTACAAATAGCCGTCTACAACGCGAGCCCAAGCAAGCAGGTTGACGCGCTTAGCCGCGAATGTTACCTGGTTACTGAAAAACTTGTCGTCGACGTAATTGTCGTCAACGCTAGCCAAAGCGCGGCTGATTTAGCGACTGCAGAATCCACTTTGGAAGCTTTGCAGGCTGAAGTCACTCGTATTATTCACTTGCAAGACCCAAACTATGCTGTCACTGGAGAGCCGATTCACAGTAACGCAACTGAAGTAACCCGCGTTATGATCAACGTTGACGCCGTGTACTTCAGCATCTCAGGTTAATAGGCAGGTGAAGCGAATGGCAGAACAAAAAAGGGCGGCAAACCAGAAATTTAAGACGAAATTTAGCACTTGGGTTGTGACTTACAAAAACGGCTCACAAGTTCTAGTAGAGCACAGAGTAACGAAAATAGCTTAGACACACATAAAGGTGAAAAAGAACGAGCATTTCTGTTCAGGTCAATTTGTCGAATTTCGACGCGCTGAGCAGCTGCTTTGAATGCCTCTGTGAGCAGTACCCGGAAGCTGTCAGGCAGGCAATGATGAATGTCGCTCAGGATATTTTGGCTACGGCAAACACGTTAGTTCCCGTTAGAACTGGATATTTGAAAAGTACAATAGCAATCGAGCAACCCAGCAATTTTCAAATTAAACTAAAGGCTACAGCGCCCTATGCATATTATGTTGAGTTTGGAACAAAGAAAATGTCTGCACGGCTATTCCTAACAAACTCAGTCAATCAACATCTTAGCGAATTAGCACCTGAGATTGAGCAGCAAATCAAAGATTTACTTCAAGGTTAACGGTTTTAAGTAACCATTGTAATCGAGGTGAAAAATATGAGTTTAGCAACTACGCCAGTTCTAAGTCGGAATGCAGTTGTCCAGGTGGGCGGAGCGGCAATCGGTTTTCTCACGGACTTCACTATGGATGTCAAAGCGGAAATGATTAAGGAATACGTTTGCGCATCTGGTGGCTCTCCGTCGCCAGCTTTCACGGCAAGCGGCAACCAATCCTACACGTTCAAAGCTTCAGCACTTTATGTCCCTGCAAACTATGCAGCATTACTTACAGATGTTCTCAACGGCACTTTGGTGACGGTTATTTGGGGTCCACAAGGAACCTCTACGGGATCCGGAACTCCAAAAATCACTTTGAGCAACGTTGTCTTAACAGCTTACAGTGTGAAAAACGGACAGAAAGGCACCATTGCAAACGACATCAGCGGTGAAGCACAAAGTGTGGCCACAAGCACTTTCTAGTACCTTTTCCTTCTCTTTGTTTTTTCAATTTTCTTATCCAAAAATTAGAAATTATTAATGAGGTGATTTGATGAGTGAAGAAAAATTTGATAGTGAAGGTTTCGAGAAACTTAAAGCTGCGTTCAACGAGTACGAGGCTGAGCAGAAGGAGCGTTTCAAAAACTTCAGCGTAACCTTGCTTAAGAATAGTAAGGTTCCGCAAGAAGCGAATGTGCCTGGCGCCGGATGGGTCAAATTCGTATTGCTAACCCATAACGAGCTGAGCGATTTAGCCAAATTTTACAAGGATGATCAGCGCGAATTCGAACTGCAGGCACTTCTAAAGATGATGAAGCCATGCTACCCAGACTTAATAGAAAAGGACCTGCGCGATGCCCCATGGGACCTTGTTCGTGCCCTAGAGAAGGCTTTGCTTAATGAGGGTTTTTTACCGCGAATGGTGAGGCGGTCAATGACTGGATCTACTGGAGCAGCGAAGCCCAGCGGATCGCAGCCGTCATCAACCTCTACCACTACACTTTAGAGTATGCGGCAAGCTTAACGAATTTTCAACTGGAATTTTTAATCCAATCAGCAGTGTGGTTTAAAAAATTGTCAGAAGGCTAAAACAAAATGAGCGGAGCTCCTGCAGAAATAGACATTGTTGCAACTGACGATGCTTCGGATGTTTTCCAAGAGGTCAGCAGCAACTTTACCGATATGAGCAGCAATGTCAGCGAAGCTTCCGACTCAATGAGCACCGATGTGTCAGATAGCATGCAATGCACTGCAGGCAGCGTCACCAGCATGACGACTACTGTACAGGCTGATACTGTTCAGATGCAGGATTCTTTCAATCAAGCGGCAGATTCAGCTCAGATAAGCATGAATCAAGTTACAGTCAGCACCCAACAGGCGGGTGAAGCGACTGAGGCTTCAAGCAGCAGCTTTAGCAAAAATGCAATGCAGATGAACACGATGGCCATGAGCGGCGCCATGCTCTATATGAGCGTAAACAACATTGAGAACGCCCAGACTTCACTTGCCAGGGCAAACTTAACTGAGGAGAAAGCCGCAAACTCCGTGACTTTAGCTCAGCAAGCATACAATAAAGCCGTCGCAGAATATGGTCCCACAAGCTTGCAGGCACAGGATGCACAGAACAAACTGGCTTTAGCAGAGCAAACTCAAAGCGTTGATCAGGAACGGGTTTCAGAAGCTCAACGAAACTATAACAGCACCTTGATAATGTCTGCGTTAACAGTTATTCCCAGTGTCGTCGGTATTATGACGACGTTGAACAGTCTTCGTGAAGCTGGGACGCTTGGCACAATCGCTAGTACAGCGGCGACTGATGCGCAGTCAGCCGCTCAGTGGATCCAGGTAGGTGCTACGGAAGCAGCGACGGGTGCAATGGGATTATTCGATGCTGTCTGCGACGCAAACCCGATTATGCTTGTTGTGTTGGCAGTTACGGCGTTAGCTGCTATATTTTATGAGGCTTATGAGCACTGCAAACCCTTCCGCGACGTCATGAATGACTTGGGGCACGTGATCGGCGGAGCTCTTCTTAGTGCTTTTAATGATTTGAAGAGTGCCGGAGACGCCCTGTGGAATGGGCTTAACTGGGCTTACACAACGATTCTTTTGCCGGTGGCTAACTTTTTCAAAGAAATTCTTGTTGCAGACTTGCAAGTTGCGTTGATTCCGGTGAAGGCTTTTGAAACGGCGATTAATGCTGTTGCGAACGCTGTGAAGCCTCTTAGTAGCTTGATTGGCGACTTGAGTTCAGCCCTTGGCCACCTATGTTTTGCGCATGCTGCTCCAGCTGCGGAAGAATTCAACAAACAAGTTACTCAGAGCATCGCGCTTAGCGATCAACTTGCTCATAAAACCAACACATTAGGAAGTAGCCTGCAAGGTTTAGCTGGCAACGTTAACCTTAAGGGTGGTTCCGGAACAAGCAACGTGAATATCTCTTCGCCCAACATCACAATTAACGGCGGCATTACAGGTTCCGCTTCCCTCAAGCAAACACGAGATGCTGTGAGCAAAGGCATCTGCGACGCTATGTACAAGAAAGGACTCATGAATAAGGTGCTATAGATGAGCTGGCAGATAACGCAGGGATCCACGACGGTTACTTTGCCCTTGGCGCCGCAAACAGTAACCGATGAAGCGCCCACCGTTGACGACACAACGATTACAATTCCCGAGCAAGAACCCGTTTTAGTTTCTATTGGCAGTGATATTCGCCAGTTGACTTTGGAGGGGGTTCTTAACGTTTCAGGCCAGAACATGGCTTACCTGGATTCCAATTATGTTACGCCTCTGCTTGGTTTTCGAGGCTTAGTTTGCACATTATCAACGCCCCGATCCAGCCTAAACAGCACCTGGAAGCTGGATAAAGCAACATTCATCCAAACAAAAGATTACGCAAACAATCCCATACTAAAATTTACTTTGATCTTTAAGCATGCAGCATCCTACGTGAATCTCTAATGGTTTTTACAATCCAATATTATAACGGTACCAGTTGGGTTACGGTACCGAATGCCTTGTTCAGCCAGATTATTGACGAATTGAACGGCCAGCTTGAGCTTGATTTTATTATTCCTAACACATCGGCGAACTTGACCTTTGTACAGAGCAACCAGCAAGTGCAACTGCTGTGGGGAAACACCGTTATTTTCAGCGGTTTACTTATGGCCTACACAGCAACGTTTACTCAGATAACCTGCACAGTCTACAATAACACTTTTGAAGTCATGCAGAAACGCCAAATCACCGGCGCATACAATAACGTAGCTGCAAACACGGTCTTAGCTGCGATCTGCGCTGCATCCGGCATGACCGCTGGCTCTTGCCCAACAACATCCGTTAATATACAGTTTAATTCAACGGATTGCTTAACGGCTGCTCAAAACTTAGCCGCTCTTCTTAACCAGAACGTTTACAATTCGGGTTCAACAGTTATTATCGGTGTTAAAGGCAATCAAACACCAACCGCAATAACCGTTGACACACAAAGCCAGGTTAACTTTGATCGAAGCAAAACAGCCTATTCAGGAGTAGTTATCCGCGGAGTAAGCCCCACCGGACAAGTAATCATTGGCACCGCGGGTAGCGTCGGAGCAGGCAACAACACAATTACATTAACAAATAATGCTGTTACCAGCCAGGCGTCTTTGAATGCGTTGGCAGCCGCGTATCTGCAGAGTTTAGCAGAAACTAACAGCGGTTGCCCGCTTGAAGCTGACATTTCTCAAACAGCCGCTTTGAACAGTGGAGATTTGGTCACTATCTCAAATGGTGCCGAACTTGGCTTAAGCGGTAATTATGCGATTTACCGCATCACCAAGAACTTGACGAAAAGCACTTTAGAAATTGTCACTCCTGCAGGTGCTTTCCTCGCATTGATCAATGCGACTTCTTCAATTAACGGCGTTGTAGCCAAGCTGGCTAATGCTTCCGCTGCTTTGCAGACCATGCCGGATGGCAGCGACCCTAACACGTCGGGCATGTATGTGACATTAGCCGATAATTTTGGTGACGTAGCTTCGTTGATGCTTGGCAATAATCCGTTGTTGCCTGTGCCTTCTTCTGGGTTTCCAGCTTCGTTTTTAACCTTCAACAGCAGCTATCTTACCTATATTATTCCGTCGGTTGCAAACCAAAACGGCTCCGCGGCAACTGCGACGATAACTCCGCAATCTGGACCGCCCTATACTGCGCCAATGATTGGCTTAGGAACGTACAAGTACCCGTTCCTCTGGGTTGACCAGGTCTTCTGTTACACTGATTTCTTGAATTGCCTGGAGTCTTCAGCCATAACTTTGCTGTGCCCGCTAAACACAGGAACTATTGGGAGCGCTACGGTTGGTTCAAGCGGACAGGTTTTACAAAGTCAAGGTTCAGGCGCTCCGCCTAAATGGATCACTATAACAACAACATTAGGGCAGTTGCCGCTGGGTACAAGCGGGTACTTTTTGGAAGGCCAGGGCAGTTCAGCGCCAACCTATGCGCAAGTTACGTTCACACTTCTTGGCGGCACAATAGCAACGGTTCAGCTTGGATCCGCTGTCACTCCTGCCACGCTTTCAGGTTCTGGAGCTGTCCCGTCTGGCTGGACTATACCTTACGGCCAGATTTCAAATTACACGTCAATGCCCATACAATTTTCACAGTTAACTGGCTTAACCTCGGCGGATCCAGTTTTCGATAGTGTTAATTGTACGAATACTTCTGCAGCCATAAAGATCTCGCCATCCTCTAATCCTTCAGCTCCTTATTTGGTGATGGTTGGCAACTACGCGATTAGCTCCGTTGCCTACAACATTCTAAACACCTATGCGTACCCTTTCTATGTAACAGGCACATCTAACCCCATCATGTACGTCAATGGAAACCTAACTGTTAATGGCACGATAACTGGGGCGTTTTCTGGCAATGTTATGGGTAACTGTTCTGGTTCTTCAGGGTCATGCACTGGCAATGCAGCTACAGCTACAAATGCAACCGAACTGAACGGGCAGTTGGCAAGTTATTACGCTGCGGCTTCTTCGTTGCCAAATCAAGCATTGAACACAACCAGCGATGCAGTGTTCGACAGTGTCTTATGCACGAACGCGTCTGCACCAATCAAAATTGGAGTGTACGGCGGAGCCACCTATTTAGTAATAAACGGTAACTACACCATCGGGTCAACAGTCTACAATATTCTGAATACCTACGGGAACCCTCTTTACATAACTGGCACAGCTAATCCTATGGTGTACATAAACGGCAACCTAACCGTTACTGGCACAATATCTGGAAGCATTGCTTGGAATGGCGGAACGGTAGCAAACGCGGTGACCGCACCTCAATTGTATGCCAATGGAGCAAATGGTGCGGGTTTTAACGGTTGGAACCTTTGCTACTACATCAGCAATGGTAGCCATGGCGCGATCTATAATTCTACTGGAACTAACCTGTTTGGATTGCACAGCAACGGTCAATGCTATTGGGCACATGGTTCCAGTTACACAATGATTTTAGACACTGCCGGAGACCTAACCACTTATGGCTGGATAGTATCTTCAGGTTACCATCAAATTGGAACCAGAGGAGGAGGCGCAAACAATTCAGGTTATCCGCAAATATTCTGCCGCACCGATTCTGTTTCAGGGTGCACTATTCAGTTTGGTGCATCAGGGCAAAGGCTAGATGTTGTGGATTATGCTTGGACTGTAGACCTCTTGCTATTGGACCAGTCGGGCAACATGACGGTTTCCAACAGCGTAACGGCGACTGGCTACGGTCGTCTCGGGAGCGTTGGATTTGAAAACAGTTGGGGTTCGATATGGTCGGACTGCTCGACGTCCATGTCGATAATAGCTATTGACTCGACTACGAACGGCATGATGATAGTCGGCTCCTACATAGGCAGCACACGTAAGATCGGCATGTGGGACTTCGTCCAGATAAACGGCGGCATGAACGTTACAGGTCAATGCGAAGCTAGTAATTTTTGGGTTAGCGGTTCCTGGCTCAACTCATCAAGCACGTTATACCTTGGCGGTGCTTCTGGCGCAGCTGTCACGATGTACATGAATGGCAACGTTAACCCGATCAGTGACAATGCTTACGGTCTTGGCAGTGGTTCAAACAGATGGGCTGGAATTTCTTGCGTAACAGCTTACGTCGCTGGCTCCGTTGAAATTCTTGGCACAAGTTACAGCAACGCCATATTCGGAAACGGTTTTTTTGGAACAGGAAACGGCGGCATCCAATGGTATGACGGCGCCTTTAACATCATGACTAACGGCAACTGGTTTTATTACAGGGGCTCATGGGGCGGAGGAGTAGTATTCTCTATAGATTCAATTGGGGATGTTTCTTGCGGTGGTCTAAGCTGCGGTGCCATCAACGTGGGCGGAAACATACTTCCAAAATCGGGCGGATCATACTATTGCGGTTCATACAGCTACCCATGGCAAATAGTGGACACTCAATACCTCTACTGCAACGTCATAAACAGCTTAACCGCAGGGATAACCATCTATGGGGGCGCCGGATCATGCGGAACATCAAGCTCTTACTGGAACTACGTATACTCAGCCTACATCTACTATATCCATGCACCCTCAGCGTTCAATGAGTTATTGCATGATGAATTCAATGAAAAAATAAACTTTGACTTAATCCGCAAAATCAAACTTAAAGGCGACACAATTGACCCAGACTGCATAAAGCACCTCAAAAACAAAGACGGATTCTATGAATCATCCACGATGGATGGCTGGCATTTATGCGTCCAACAATTAATAGTCAAAAAACTTGACGAGCAAGAAATCATCAACGATGAGCTCAGAGAAGAATTAGACAAAGCGAGAATGGAAATAGATCATTTACGGTTACGCCTCGATGAATTAACCCAAAAATTAGGAGGTGATTGATTTGGCAGCACCATCAACACCGTCAACTCCTTCCCTAGTCAGTGTTACAGTTCAGCAAGTCTCAAATGGCTTCATCGTTACTCAACAAACTCTAGGTCAACCTTTCATGCCACCGGTTCAGCAAGTATTCAACGATTTCCCAGACACCATCGCAGCACTGGCAACGATATTTGGAGTGCCAGCAATTACAGCCGCTTCCTTGAACGCGACCATGGCGGCAGCAGCGACTGCAACGACAGCTTCTCCAACAACATCGGCCCCTGCCTCCAGTTAGTTTCTTTTTGTTTTTCATTTTAAGTAAATTAAATCGCTTAATTGAGGTGAGAATGATTTGAAGTTTAATCCAGCTGAAAGAATAAATCTGCTTAATGTGATTCCCAAAGAAGGAACCGCGTCTACATTGAAAATTATCCGTGATTTGCAGACGGCGCTTGGTTTTACAGAAGAGGAACACCACGAATTCATTATCGAGTACAAATTACCCAACAACAGCAAATACGAAGACCTTAACAAAGACAAACTTACAGTGCTAAAAGATGTTGCAGTCGGCGAGAAAGCCCATGACATAATCGTGGAAGCCCTCAAAACTGCAAGTGAACAGAAAAAACTGCATATCAGCACGCTCGGCTTGTACGAGCGGTTTGTAGAGGGTGTGAAGTCTGCTGAGGACCTGAAGGATGAGGCGGAGGCGGCTGTAATGAAGAAAGCTAATGCAGATGTTGCGGTTCCTGCCCCAGCCAAGTAGGCTATGCCTTAGTTTTTTGTTATTGAATAAAAAAAGTTGCTTTGTGTCAAGAGATTACTGCGTGCAGCCTGGGCTCCGAACGTACGTGTTAACATTCTCTTGGTTTTTCCTGGTGATTTAATCACGCTTGTTAATGGGAGGTGAAATTGAAAATGAAAACTACAAATAAAATTATAGCTGTTCTTGGTGCAATCGTTACAATCTTAGGGATTACTGCTTCTGTTGCATCTGGCATAGGCTACTCAGGCATTGGATTAACCGTAGTTGGTGTAATCTCTATTGTTAAAGGCAGCGAAGAACTCATAGACGGAAACCTAACTGATGCAGTAACAGACATTGTTAACGGCATCAATTCTGTCAAGCAGAATGCTCCACAGGCAGCACAAGAAGCAAAAACCGCAACCAGAACTTAGAATTTTCCCTTATCTTTTTCTTTTTTTGTTTAATATTACATTGAGATTATTGTTGTTATTCCTAGTTTTTTTCCCCATTCAATTTATGTTTTAGCGGAAGCTATGCAAGTTGAGCAATTAAGGCTAAATTTTGCTTATCAAAATCGCTCGACCGCCATTGCAAACTGAAGTTACTTGTTTTGGGAGTAAGTGAAAAGCTATTCAGTTGCTGTTCTGGTCGAGAACAAAAGTGTTCTGCGAATAGAGTTAAATAAGAATTGACCAAGAAGATTATAGGATGACAGATATGAGAATCCAGTCAAGATTAAGTTTGTACGCGGTTCTTGGCTTTTTGTCAGGCTTTTTCTTTGTTCTGCCGTTTGCCATCTATGAACTCAATATAATGGTCAGTCTATTAACAAACGTATTTCTCGTTAGTATTGCAGCCGCCAGCACAATTACAGCAATCATATTAATCTCTAACCGGAAAACAAATAGTTACTAATGGTTAGCCTCTGAATTAGCGTTATGCTATAATATCGCCTAGAAACTCAAGAGTATCAATATTATATCTCGGTTGAAATTGCAACTTATGCTATCGCTTAAAGTGATAGTCGTCCTATGGAGAACTTTGCCAGTTCAATTTGTTGATGATGGCACTACTCGTTTGAGCAGTATCCAAAGGATACGATTCGTTACTCAAAAAGGAACTGTGCCCATTAACTAAGACACTTTGCCCATTGATTGTGGTAATATTCGGTATTGCTGATGTGTAAGTGTGAGTTACTCCATTGGCATCTACATAATAACCTACATAAGAGTTGCCTGGCGTTAAAGATGATAGAAAAAGCCGCAAGCTTGATTCATTGACGAAAAAGATGCCTGTTGGATGAGCAGGATTAAATGGGGCAGATTCGTTATAAAGAACAAGACTTTGCGCAGTGGCTAGATAGGCGCCCTCTTTTTGGATAGTGGTCTTTTGAACTTGTATAGTTGAATAACCAACTGTAAAGGCTGTGCAAACAAGAATGCCCAAAAACAAGGCCGTGAAAATCATGTATCGACGTTTTTTAGGATGCGTAGAAGCGACGGAATGTATGTTTTGCACTCTTTGAGCTATTTGAGGGTGTGTAGCAAGTATTCCCGATCTGTGGGCAAGAGGGGAAACAAGGAACAAGCTAGTGGAAAGTCTATCTGCAAGACTGGGCTTAGGAAATTCCTGCACCATTGTCATGACCTTTGTAAGCACCTCTGCCATTAAATTGGGTCTATCAAGCAAAGCTGAACCTTTTTCATCAGCAAGCAACTCACGCTCCTTTTGAGACTGGGAAGCTGCGAAATATGAGAGGGGGTTAAAGAATGAAAGAATGTTCAACCCACAACTCGTGCTTTTGAACAGGTAATCTTTTGCTTCAACATGGGCCAATTCATGGGATGCAACAGCCGTTAACTCGTTGAGGTCAAGCGTGTTTAAAAGTCCCAACGAGAAAACAATAACTGTATTCCGTCCATAGCCTGTTGTGAAGGCGTTGGGCAATAGATCATCAACTAAACCAATTTTTGGCTCAGAAATACGTAGTTTATGTGCGATTTCCTTAACTTTCTCTTGGAGAGATAAATACTCGTCCTGAGCCATCATAACAACATGGAGACGCTTTAGGGCTATTTTTCTTCCAAAAAACATCATAAACAATAGGTAAATTGTAGACCCAACTGCTCCGCTGATGCACATTAAGCCGGTGAACGAAAAGAAGATGGAGCCAAAAGGAGCAATACCCATGCCCACTGGAACCGAAATCTGAGGAATAGACGGCGAGACGCCTATCACTGCTTGGGGAGGGAAGATTAGTAAAACGGCGACCGGGATAAAAAGCGGTACAAGCCATATGATGCTTTGATGCCGTCTCGATATGGAGGGGTTAAATTTGAGGAAGATTTTGATGGACACAAAGGCTATTGATAGAAATACTACTGAATAGAAAAAGTATGGTTGAAAGATTTGTAGCAGGAAATCGTTTACGCTCACCAT